AGATGTTCCATTTGCACCGTAAGAGTTTTGACTAGCTAACATGTCGTCAATACCGAAAGAAAATTCACGGTTAACAAACAACACGTTCTCCTCAATAGCACCCTGTGCATCTAGTCGAGATACGATAGTATCGAACTCACCAAGAGTTTCAGGGTATCCACCGCCCCATACGTTTCCTCGGTTTTCTACAACGTAGAATACACCTTCAGAACCTTTGTTTCCAACGTTACCACCTGCAGCGATAGCACCTGAACCCGCTTCAGCAGGAACTGCTTCAATCATAGCTGTCTCTAAGTAGTCATCGAAACGTAGACGAGTCTCATGCTCAGACTTCAAATACCAAAGGTATCCGCTTGCACCGTTCTCAGTGGTCACCTCAACCCATCCGATTTGAGCCATGTCAGAACCTGACACTGCATACTTGTCTTTGATGATAATTGGAGAGTTTTCGAAGATTATATCGTCAGCCTCTAAAGACCCTTCCATTCCTGTAGTTCCTTTCTTGAACTCAGAACCGTAGATGAATACGCTTAATGTTTGACCCAAAGCAGGAACTTGTCCACCTGCTTCGTAGTAAGCCACATCAAATGTACCTGCAGCAGTATCAACCGCTGTAACGATACCCTTGTTTGAACCTGTACCCGCATTGTCAGAGATCATAACCGTCTGACCTACACGGATTGCAATAGAACCTGTACCCGGTGATAATGTGTCACTTACTGTAATTGTAGCTGTATCAGAACCTGCAGCAGCAGCAGACGTACAATCAACATACTTAGTATGTAATCGTCCTTGCTCTGCCCACTTAATAAGGTCTGAGTTTGACGGCATTTCTGCTCCTACCATTCTTAGGAATGATGAAACTGTACGATTGCCGTATCTTTCAAATTCTTTCTCATATGTATCAGGAAGATACTGATTCAAGAAATCGAAATTCGTAATATAATTGCTCGCTAATGGTACTTGCTCTGCACTTGGCTGTAAAGCAAATCCCGGAGTTGCACTAACTGATCCTGCCATTTTTTCTAGTTTTTAGTTTTTTAATTGTTTATTTTCTACTTTTTATTTTCAAGCCTCTACCCGTTGAAGGATTTACGGCTCTGATTTTGACTCCTCCATTGTTTGTAACCTCAGGCGTGTTGCGTGTTGTCATGTTTATGTTTTTTGTTTTACGCATCACATCCTCAGTCGCATACGCCTTGCCCTGCTCATAAAAGAACTTGGCGAATTTCTCAGGATTCATCGCTACGGCTAATGACTTATGGTATCCAACTGCATCCTTTAAAAGCCCATCGTCATCCAAAAACTTCTGAATAAAAGTTGATGGATTCTTTTGAGCATTCAACAATTCCTTTGAATCCCCCGGAGAGTAGATGACCTTATTGTCTCCATCAACAGAGAACTCAAAACCTTTGAACTCTCCTCCGAATACCTCGTCAGTCTTCTGCATAAACCATTCAGATTTACGCTTGGCTTCCTCTTCGTAAGTTGTCGCCTGTTGAACATATTGCTTATAGTCTTCCAATGCCTTCTTGTCTTCCTCAGAAATAGAACTCCCGCTTGACTCAAGAGGAACTCTGTACTTTTCTTTCTCAGCCTCAAAGTATTGTTTGGCTTTAGCAATTGCCTTTTTCTTTTTTAACTTAATCTTCTTTACTGATGACTCATCATCAAAGTCTTCATCATATGAATACTCCTCCATGAGTGCCTCGATGTCTTCCTCATCAAGACCTTCCTCAGTAGCAGTTAAGTAATCTTTAAGAAGTTTGTCAGGGTCAATCTTGTCAATGTCTCTATTCAACTTAGAGAAGTCTTCAAAACCTCTACCCGTCTCCTTCTTATATTTCAAATAAGCAGCCACATCCTCAGGGAGTTCTTCAGCCTCTTCTCTTTGCTGAAACAAATCCTCAACAGATGTAACATCCTTATTATACCTATTCTTAATAAATGAAAGAACGTCTTCTTCTTTTAATTCTGCGGGAACTTCAGCTTCAACATTTGTTTCAACTTGTTCACCAACTTCCTCATTAGTATGCTCAGTAGTATCAGTGTCATTGTTTTGCTCTTCATGCGATTTTAATAATTCACTTTCTATCTCCTGAACAGACTTCTGCTCTATGCCGTCAATGGCTTTTACTTTAAATTCCATATAATTAAATTTTTTACAAAGTTAATAGTTTTTTATTTTATATTTTTTATACTACCGAGGAGAGAACTCAGCTAGGTCAAACCCATCCAAACTGTCCTCATTAGACTCAAAGTTTAGTGGAGGTAAGTTATTCTTACGTTGGTTGATCAGCTTACTCTGCTCTGTGTTCTGCTGACTGATACGCTTAGACTTAGCTTCCTCCTTCATCTTCTCTCTCTCAGTCAAGCTTGACACCTCCATGCCTCTCAACTGAAGGTTCATCTGAAACTCTCGCTCCATCAGCATCAACTTCAACTGAGCCTCCTGCTCTCGTAGTTGCATTCTAGTTTGCAACTCAGTCTGTGAAGCCTGCAACTGAGCCTGTGCTTCCATCTGAATCTTCTGCATTGAAGCCTGTGCTGCCATCTGCTGAGACTGCAGCTGTTGCTGTGCCTGAATAGCCTGCTGTTGCATAGCCATCTTCTGCTCACGCTCTTGCTTCATCTTACGCTTAACCTTCAGCAACTGATTGGCTAGCTTCAGATTCTTAACCTCCCTGATGTCTATCGCATCCTCTAGGTTTATGTCACCCTTAGATAAAGCCATCTGAACATTCTGCTCAAGTAGTGCCTTCTGCTCTTCGTCAGGTGCTATCTCAATGAATATACCAAAGTCATATAGATATAAGTCTTTTATGTCGTCAAGGATAGACACGTTGTACTTGCCTATCTTGTTTATAAAGTCATCCTTAAAGTCAGAGTACTCTAGTATATCACTTACTCTGTATGTCAACGCCTCTGATAACGACCTGAATATATATAAACTTCCATCAAGGATATGTCTAGTTGCAGTGTTTGAATTAAGTGCAGCCAACTTCTGTAACCCAACCAAAGAGTTAGGGTCAGGCATACTACCGTCTCTCGCTTCATTTAAGCCTGTTACAGTGCGTAACATATTCATGTAATGGTTATAGTTGCCTATAAGCATTTGAGCCTTAGAAGAGCCTGAATTTGATGTTAGCTGTTGGATAGGAACTCGTGCGTTGTTGAACTCACCATCCTGTGTGTATGAACGACCAATGACACTACCCGTTTGGAAGTATAACCTTAATGCATCCTCAGGGTTATATGCAGCCCCTGTGCCAAGGTCAACCTCGTTCAACCCGTCTGCATCAATAAATACACCGTCAGGTACAACCTTAGATATAACCTGCTGTAACTTTAAGTGTGTAATCTGTATCAAGTCTACGAACGGAATCATACGCCTAACCAAAGACTCAATAACACCCTTATACATCCGAGGTGCAACGGCTACATAGTTTGGTAACGCATGCTGACTAGTTGACTTAGGTCTAACCATATTCTCAGCAAGTTCCCACTTCAGTAAGTAGTTTGTTCCCATGACCATTACTCCGTCATACCAAACATCAATAGTCTTTTCAATCTTCTCGAAGTTCGCCTCGTCCATCATCTCCTGTGGTGGATTGAATTGGTCATCCTTCTCAATAACCTTAACCGCACCCGTCTCATCGTTCTTCTTCTTCTTATACACCATCTTCTTGGTGGTCTTATAGTTGAAGTACATCAACGTAACAGTGTCTCTGTAGAATATATCATTGTCATAATGCTGAGCAGTATTGTAATAGTCATACCAACTCTGCCCACTCTTAGATATTTCTTCTAAGTCTTCCTTGGTTAGCGTAGGGTCTATCTTTATTAACTCAGTTATTGGAACTGTTTTAATCTCACCCCAATAAAAGCAATCCTTAAAGTGAGGATCTTCGGTGTAACTATACACCACATTTGCAGGGTCTACATACTTTATCTCAACACCCGAACCCGGAAGGAACTCATGCTTTGCTGTGGCTATACCTAAAACAGTAAGGTCATAGTCAAGCCTTTTCCTGAGGTCAATATACTTGTTCTCCTCTAGCATTGTGTTTATCGCCTGCTCCTCAGCTATCTCAATAGCCGGCTTGTAGTTAAGTTGCATGTACAACGCCAACTCCTCATCCGTAGATGGAAGCTCCTCAGGGTCTACAGTAAACGGATTAACACCCGCCTTCTCTTGTATAATATCCAAGATAGGTTTGGCTGCCATCTGCCCCTGTATCATCGTCTGATACCTGCTCCTCTTTGATTGGGATATTGCATCCTGTGCATAGGCATTAACCTTGAACAGCCTGTCAGACATTCCGTTAACAACAATGTCTACAAACTTTGGCATGATAGGCACAGGTGTCCAATCTAAGTTAAGGTAAGATAGGTCTCCATTAATAGCCAACTCATTCTTATACTTGCCAACAGGTTGCTCACCCCTTGCATATAGTCTTAGTCTGTGAAAGTTTCTCCATTGGTCATAAAACCTACATTGGTTTCCATCCTTCTTGAACCACTCGTATTGAATAGCCTGACCAATTTGTAACCCAAAAGAATCTGAACTCTTCTCAGCATCAGAAACAAATTGGCTTGGAAATCCTGTAGCGGAAATGTTTATCTTGACATCCTTCATGTAATAATTTGACTTATTGTTCCCTTGTTATTATATCTTGCAAAGTTAATGTTTATTTTTGACTCTTTTTTCTCAGGCTGATATAGGTGTTTCTGACACGCCATAATCGCTAACCCTGAACTGATTGACGCATCAAACTTAGTCCTGTTGGTAATATCAAACTTTGCCCAATCCTCAAGCGTCCTTGTGAATATCATAGACCCATACTCATCAGATGGTCTGTATGAACCCTCCATGTCAATGCCAACATACTTCTCAATGTAGGACTCTATAGCTGCTGCGTGAGCCTGCTTTACATCCTCGCTAGTGTTAGGTATACCCCCAAGCTCTCTCTCTGTCTTAGAGAGCTTCGTATAGTGCTTATCGGGTCTATTTAAACAGTACCCCCTGTACCCCCTGTTCTTGAAGTGGTATAATAGCCTTGGCTTGTTGTTCTCTATAAGTATAGGCATACCGTAGAATACACACGCCATCAACACATCCTCGTAAAATATTTCAGCAGTCTGAGGTCTAGCTATGTACTCCAAGAAGAACTCATTACTAGGTGCGTCATCCATGTTGAACTTTGTAAGACCGTGTAGTGCACCGTTCGATCCACCGCCACCAACTACTCCTGATATGTCATACGAGTCACAACCAAATGCACCTAGGTGCTCATTGGGTGGATACATGACACCGTTCCTCTTTATAGGAGTGGTGTGTATCTTTGAGCTTGGTGTCCAACTCACATAGAACCTTCCACTCTTGTTCGGTGAAAATATAACCTTCGTGTCCTTTATACCGTCCTTCCAACTAAATGAGCCACGAGTAACGTGGTGCTCCATAATAAGAGAGTCGTTGTAGTCTATCTGCTGATATATCTTTGTCAGGTTAAATATAGACTGCTTGCTCTCATCCCTGAATGCATGTGACTCAGTCCTTGGAAACTGACGATAAAACTCGTTTAATCCGTCAGCGTCATTCTTTAAAGAGTCAACCTCAGCCTCCCAATAGTCTATAGCACCGTATGATATTAATTCATTGTCTATACCCAACACAGGCTTCTCAGGAGTTCTGAACACAGGCATACCATACCTGTCAATGAATCCCTCCATGTTCCACTCCATTGGTATAAACAAACTATACATCCCACTCTTGGTCTGTCCATTAGCACTACGCTTCTCAACGTTTGAGTCCTCATAAAGCTTCTTGAAATTGTCACCACCCTTAGCCAATGCATTAGACGTAGACCCCATCATACACTTGCCAATAATCTTACTACCTAGTCTTAGACATGTCTTAGTCACTCGCCAATTGTTTAGGATGTTGTTCGGCTTTATCCACTTACCACTCTCGTCATGCACTAACAACAATAACTTCTCACCATCGTAGCTGTTATCGTCTGTGTTCTTCCAATCTATTGTGGTGTCCAACCCTTCAATTACATCATCCTCCGAGTCAAACATATTCTTCTTAGTAATCTTTGACGCAGGTACACGATACGCCAACTCAGTCTTAGGCTTATCCATACCGTCCATAATAGGCTTGAAGAAGAATGGTAGCCTGCTGTTTATCGGCACAACCTTATCAGTAAACATCTTCTTTGCATCACTACCCGTCTTTGATAGTATCCCAACTCGTGCATCCTTGGCAAGTGTTGCCGTATGGATACACTCAGACGATGACATAAACGAGAATCCCGAACGTCTTATCTTCAAGTACACTATACCAAAGCTTCTCTTGTCAGCCTTACACGCCTCCCAAAATATATGTAGTATCCTATTAGCCTCCCGGTAGTCCGGGTATCCTACGTCAATAGATGCCCACTGCAGGTACATATAGTGTGAGCCTGTGATGTATGTAGGCTTGCCGTTATTCATGAACCAATAACCAAACTCCCTGTGGTCAAACTCGTTCTCAATGAAGTCAACCCAACGAGACTTAAACTCCTTGGTCATCTCATTCCATTGAAAAATTGATTGTATCTTTGCAAGTTCCTTTGGTAACTCCTTACGTTCCCAATACTGCTTTTCTTTTTTGTCGTGCCTCTTGAAACAATTCTTAGGTGCTAGTGGCAATCCTATCTTTAGGTTCTGAATCTCAACAACCTCACCTAGAGTACCATCCTTTGATATTACAACAAGGTCATATGTTTGGTCATAGCCATACGCCCAACTCTTCGCCTTGTTCTTATTGGACAGTACGCTCTTCGGTATGTAGTCTTCAACAACCCTGTATATGCTATTTAGATCTTCTTTCTGCAAAACCTTGTCTTGTGTCTACCTTACTTGAACCGCTATCTAATGACTCAATAGCCTCCCTCTCAGCCTCTATCCTGTTTAATATCTCAAAGGCATCAAAGATTGCAAGCTTCTTTGTGGCGGCAGCATTCTTTAACCTATCTGCAGACAGCTCATCCTCAGGGTCGTGCTTGATAATATCCTCCTTGGCAACCTTTATTAGTTGCTCTACAGCCCTGTGACCCGCCTCAATAATCTTTAACTTGGTATCCTTTGAACTCATCATAATAGTATTGTTATATGGCTGTCAAACATTCTATACATCCGCTCCCCATCAACATAAAACTCATACTCAGTCTCAGGCTTGAATGCAACCTTACTACCCTCAGTAACCCCCATTGAAAGCAGGTACTCATTCGGGTATCGCATTATGCCAACTAACGGTTCTTCCTTTGTGTTCTTGTATATGTACGACTCCTCTACAGGTACAGGCTCTACAAAGCAATACCTGTCATATGCATGCCAACCATTCTCATTCTTGTACATAAAGAATTGGTCAGGCTCTATGAAGAACAAGTCATCCTTAAAGAAACTCCTTCCACTCCTACGCCTACCCTTCATGTCATTGTAAAACTTAAATACGTTGTGGTGTACAAGTAACGTATCGCCAACCTTTATAGGTCCTGTGTAACCCAATGGTAACTCCTGAACAATAGCCTCACGATTAGAAAAACGAAAGTCTTCCTCCGATGTGCTAGTTATTACCTCAACCCCACCAATCTCCTTGGTGTTATTGTAACGCCTATCGTCCTTCGGTTTTGCTATGAAGAAAAATGGAGACCGCATTAGAAGTTTATGTTATACTCAATAGATATAGGCATCGATGAAGTGAACTCCTTCCAAAGCAATACCTCCTCATTCTCGCCCTCTATCCATATCTTAACAGAGTCACTCTTTTGGTCCATCATTATCAAGTGGATAGTATGAGTGCCGTTTAATATCTCCTGCCCTACGATGTAGTGCATAGCACCCGACTTGTAGTCAGGTCCTATACTTATCTTCCTAATATCCATAATGCTACGATTCACCGGACTTGTCAGTCACCTCACCCGTTTGGATGTTGATGACAGCATCTGATCCGTACTTGTCAATTAATAATCTCTCCTCCTCAGCATACTGAACCTTTAACTCATCAACC